GCCAGGGGTGAGTTAAAGAGGTTAATCATCAACATGCCGCCCCGGCATACAAAGTCGGAATTTGCGTCTTACCTGCTTCCGGCGTGGTTCTTGGGGATGTACCCTGAGAAGAAGATCATCCAGACTGCTCACACCGCAGAACTGGCTGTTGGATTTGGCCGGAAGGTTAGGAATCTGGTCTCTTCCAATGAGTACCAGAAGGTTTTTCAGACAGAACTTTCTACAGATTCAAAGGCTGCGGGGCGGTGGAATACTAGTTTGGGGGGTGATTACTTCGCTATCGGCGTTGGCGGTGCTGTCACGGGTAAGGGTGCTGATCTTTTGATCATTGACGACCCCCATTCTGAGCAGGAAGCCAAGCAAAACAACCCTGCTGTCTATCACGGGGTCTATGAATGGTACACATCCGGCCCCCGGCAGCGTCTTCAGCCCGGCGGATCAATCATTATTGTGATGACCCGGTGGGCAAAGCTTGATCTGACCGGCCAAATCCTCAAAAACAGCGAAAAAGATGGCACAGATGAGTGGGAAGTCATCGAATTTCCTGCAATTTTGCCCTCTGGAACCCCTCTTTGGCCCGGTTTTTGGCGAAAAGAAGAGCTTGAGGCCATCAAAGCTGAGATTCCAGTCTCCAAATGGAACGCCCAGTACCAACAAAACCCCACCTCTGAGGAAGGGGCCATCGTTAAACGCGAGCACTGGCGCGTTTGGGAGAGCGAAGCCCCGCCCCCGTGTGAATACATCATCCAATCATGGGATACAGCCTTTGAAAAACACAACCGCGCAGACTACTCTGCGTGTACCACCTGGGGTGTGTTTAAACATCCCGATGAAAAGGGCAACTACAAGACCAACATCATCCTTCTGGATGCGTTTAAGGACCGGATGGAGTTCCCTGAACTCAAGGCTAAGGCCATTGAGATGTACAAGGAATGGAATCCAGACACCCTGATCATTGAAAAGAGAGCCGCCGGGGCCCCTTTGATCTATGAGTTGAGACAGACCGGCATCCCTCTTTCTGAGTACACACCGAGCAAGGGACAGGATAAGATTGCGCGTGTAAACGCGATTTCAGACCTGTTTGCCTCTGGAGTGGTGTGGTGTCCAGACACCCGTTGGGCCGATGAACTCATGGAAGACATGGCGGCATTCCCAAATGGGGACCATGATGACTTGGTTGACTCGACATCACAGGCGCTCCTGAGGTTCAGGCAGGGCGGCTTCATCCCAATCGACTCGGATGAGCCTGAAGAGACGATTTATTTCCGTGGTCGGCGCGACCGCTTCTACACCGTTTAAGGCATGCGATGGATTACGACACGATCTTGAAGGCCGTTGGAGAAGAACCAGAGTATTTGTTCCGCACTTCGCGGGGGTCCGCCTATGGCCACTACCCTGACAACAGCACAGTGCGCAACAGGTCGGGCGAAGGCCACAAAGACAAAACCACCGGGCTGCAACCACGCTCCGGCAAAACCGTTTACATGAGCCCCCAGGATGTAAACAGGATGGCTGGGATGTTTCAAAACGCGGAACTTGCAACGCAGTTTAAACCGTCATCTTTCAACAAAGAGACAAAGAGCGGCACTGCGGCACTGACCTACACAGAAGACTATGGCCCTCGAAAGGCAGGCTCTGTCATCCATCAGGCGCAGTTCACCACAGTTCCCCAGAAGGGGCTGATCCCGGTTGAGATTAACCGCAGCGAAAGCCCCAGGGGTGACTCTGGTCGGGGCATACATTGGGGAACCCCAATCACAGAAGTGGTGCCCAGAGGCGGCATTCCCAGAGGCGGCATGGGAAGAGGTGCTGTTGGGACTCCGGCCCAGATGGGCGGCGGTGGTGGAAGCACCATACACGGTTTGAACTTACAGAGATTAATGGCTGCTGGCGGCGCAGTACAGATGCCCGACTCTTACAGCCACGGTAGCTGGAAACTTATTTAAGGACTCATCATGGCAATGGAAAAAGGTTTGTACGCAGCGCCCCTTGGTCTTGAAGAAGGAATTGCGCCCCCGATTGAGATTGAAATCGAAGACCCCGAATCGGTTTCAATTGGCATTGGTGATCTTGAGATTGAAATTGAACCAGCCCCCGAAGGCCCGGATGATTTCAACGCCAACCTTGCTGATTACATGGATGAGTCAGAACTTGACTCCCTTGGCTCTGAACTCGTCGCAGATTTTGAAAAAGACATGCGCGACCGCAAGGAGTGGGTGCAAACATACATCGAGGGCCTGAAGCTTCTTGGCCTGAAGTATGAGGAGAGGACTGAGCCCTGGAATGGAGCCTGCGGTGTATTCCACCCCATGCTCACCGAGAGCGTGGTTCGATTCCAGGCCGAAGGCATCACCGAGACGTTCCCCGCTGCTGGCCCCGTCAAGACGGTAATCATCGGTAAAGAAACCCCTGAGAAGAAAGAGTCTGCCCAGCGGGTTCAGGCCGACATGAACTATCAGTTGACTGAAGTCATGACTGAATACCGCCCCGAGCATGAAAAGATGCTCTGGAACCTGCCCATCACCGGCTCTGCATTCAAGAAGGTTTACTTCGACCCCAGCCTGGGCCGCCAAGTCGCTGTATTCATCCCCGCAGAAGACATCGTCGTTCCTTATGGCGCGTCAAGTATCGAGCGGGCAGAGCGCGTCACCCATGTCATGCGCAAGACCAAGAACGACCTGATCAAGCTTCAGGACGCAGGCTTCTACCGCGATTGTGATCTGGGCGACCCAACGGGCGAACTCGACGACATCGAGAAGCAAAAAGCCGAAGAGCAAGGCATGTCGGCCATTCAGGATGAGCGGTTTCGCCTCTTGGAGGTTAATGTTGACCTGGACCTCAAAGGTTTTGAAGACACCAACAAGCGGGGCGAAAAGACTGGAATCGCTCTCCCCTACGTTGTCACGGTCGAAAAAGGCACTGGCAAAGTCCTGGCCGTCCGGCGTAACTGGTATGAGGGCGACAAGCTACACCTAAAGCGCCAGCATTTTGTCCACTACCAGTACATCCCCGGCTTTGGTTTCTATGGCTACGGCCTGATTCACCTGATTGGTGGATACGCCAAGTCCGCCACCATGCTGATTCGTCAGTTGGTGGACGCAGGAACCCTGTCTAATCTTCCCGGTGGACTTAAGTCACGGGGCCTTCGGATCAAAGGCGACGACACCCCAATCGCCCCGGGTGAATTCAGAGACGTAGACGTACCGTCCGGCTCTATCCGCGACAACATTCTTCCGCTCCCGTACAAAGAGCCAAGCCAGACCCTGTACACCCTGTTCCAGCAGATTGTTCAGGAAGGCCGCGCCTTCGCTTCAAGCGGAGACATGAATGTGAGCGATATGTCGGCCAACGCCCCCGTTGGTACGACCCTGGCTTTGCTTGAGCGTCAACTCAAGGTCATGGGCGCGGTTCAGTCGCGCATGCATTTCAGCATGAAGCAGGAGTTCAAACTCCTCAAGAACATCATCGCTGACTATGCGCCGGAGGAGTACTCGTACCAGCCCGAAGAGGGCAGTGCCATGGCCCGTAAATCGGACTATGACAACGTCGATGTGATCCCGGTCAGCGACCCCAACGCCTCCACCATGGCGCAGAAGGTTGTTCAATACCAAGCGGTCCTCCAGTTGGCCCAGACTGCACCGCAGTTGTATGACATGCCTCTTCTGCACCGCCAAATGCTTGAGGTGTTGGGCATCAAGAACGCCAACAAGCTGGTGCCGATTGAGGACGACATGACCCCAATCGACCCGGTTCAGGAAAACCAAAACGTCCTGAAGGGCAAGCCAATTAAGGCGTTCATCGAGCAAGACCACAAGGCCCACATCCAAGTCCACATGATGGCCATGCAGGACCCGAAGATTGCTCAGATTATTGGTCAGAACCCGCAAGCACAAATGCTGCAAGCGGCCATGATGGCCCACATCAATGAGCACGTAGGTTTTGAGTATCGCCGCCAGATGCAAGAGCGGATGGGCATGGTTATCCCCGGAGAAGAGGAAACCAAGAACCTCACCGAAGAGGAATCCAATCAGATTGCCATGTCTGCGGCCCAGGCTGCCCAGGAACTGCTCCAAGAGCACACCCAAGAGGCCAAGGCACAGCAAGCCCAGCAGCAGATGATGGACCCGGTGGTTCAGATGCAGATGAAAGAACTGGAAATCAAAGCCCAGGAACTGCAACTCAAGGCCCAAAAACAGCAGATCGAGGCCGCAGAAAAGGCCGACCGCATCCGCATCGAAGAGTCAAGAATCATCGCCCAGAAAGAAATTGCCGCCATGCAAGTTGCCGCCAACTCGGCAACCGCAAAGGCAAAACTATCGGCCCAGCAAGAACTTGAGGGGACGAGACTTGGCGCTCAAATCGCCAAAGACCGAGCGATGATGAACCGGCCTAAACCAACAAGGAGTCAAGATTGAACGATGTAATCCATGCCTTAGCGCATGTGCAGCAAGAAATTGAAAGATACCGGCAAGAGCAAGTAGCCTTCCTTGCGGCAAGCCGTGCTGACACGTACGACGAGTACAAGAAAATCTGTGGAGTGATCCGGGGTCTTAACTTCGCAGACCATGTAATTGATGACCTCGTGCGAAAGGTAAAAACTGATGATTGATGCGCTCAACCCGGCGCTTGCTGTCGATTTGTCAAAGATATTGAACAAATCGGCCGAGCAAAAGGCAAAACAATTGCCTGAACCACAGACTTATCACATGCTTTGTGTCGTCCCTGAGGCGATGGAAGAGTATGCCGATAGCGATGTTGGACTGGTCAAGGACGCCAAAACCATGCATTACGAAGAGGTTCTGACCCCCGTATTGTTTGTGGTCAAACTTGGCCCTGACTGCTTCAAAGACAAAACCCGCTTTCCAAGCGGCCCCTCGTGTGCAGAGGGTGACTTTGTCATTGTGCGCCCCAACTCAGGCACCCGCCTGAAGATTCACGGTCGTGAATTCCGAATCATCAACGATGAGTCGGTTGAGGCAATTGTTGAAGACCCGCGTGGCATCTCTCGTCCAATGTAAGGAGTGACAAATGGCAACAAAATTTGAGGATGATGAATTCAAATTCCCGGACGAAAAACAACCCCAGGAAGAGTCCAAGGAAAGCGATGAGATTCAACTTGAGATTGAAGACGACACTCCGCCCGCAGATCGCGGACGAAAGTCTGCCCCTCCGCCGCAAGACCCGACAGATGAAGAGTTGTCATCTTACAGCAGGGAAGCCCAAGACCGCCTGAAGAAGTTCACCCGTGGATACCACGATGAGCGCCGGGCCAAAGAAGCCGCCGAGCGCGAACGTCTGGCCGCAGAAGACTTTGCCCGCAAGGTGTACGAAGAAAACCGCCGCCTGAAAGAACAGTTGAAGACCGGCAGTGAGGTGTTCATCGAAACATCCAAAACCGCCGCCCAGACTGAACTGGACGTAGCCAAGAAAAAGATGAAAGAGGCTTTTGAGGCAGGTGACGGCGAAGCACTGGTGTCTGCTCAAGAAGAAGTTGCAAAAGCAACCCTGAAGATTGACAAGGCGCAAACCATGCGCCCGATTGAGATTGAGCAGGCAGAAGAATTTAAGCCAGCACCAAAAGGACCGGCAGTCACACCAAAGACCAAAAAATGGCTGGACAGGAACAGCGATTGGTTTGGGGTCGATGAAGAAATGACGTTTTCTGCCATGGGCCTTGACAAAAAATTACAAAAGCAATATGGTGCTGACTATATTGGCACGGACGAGTACTTTGAAGAGCTCGACCGGACCATGCGAAAACGATTCCCTGAGCATTTCAGGAGCCATGAGGATGACGATCCTCCACAGAACTCGTCAACTCCGGCAGAGGATGAACCCCCGCGCCGTGCAAAACTTAGTACTCCGGTGGCCCCGGCTACCCGCAGTACCCCGCCGAGTCGCGTCAAGCTGAAGGCATCACAAGTTTCGTTGGCTCGAAAACTTGGGATTACCCCAGAGCAGTACGCCAAACAGGTTGCTTTACTTAACAGAGGTGAATGATGGATCAGCAAACTCAAACTGATGCAGCCGTGCGTCAAAACCGCGCACCCCGCGCCATGGAATCGCGTGAGAAAACCATGCGCCCCCAGGCTTGGATTAACCCAGAGGCATTGCCCAACCCTGACAATCGTCCGGGCTGGAAGCACCGTTGGGTTCGGTTAAGCACCATGGGTGTTGACGATCCAAAAAATATCTCTAGTAAGTTGCGCGAAGGATATGAACCCTGCCGTGCAGAGGACTATCCTGAGCTTATGTTGCAAGCCATTAACGAAGGCCGCTTCAAGGGCGGCATCGAAATTGGCGGACTGTTGCTTTGCCGCATCCCAGAAGAGTTTTTGCAGCAGCGCATGCGTCACTTTGATGCGCAAAACAAGGCTCAAATGGAGTCGGTGGACAACGCTTACCTCAGTGAAAATGACCGCAGGATGCAAAAGTTCTCTGAACGCAGCACCAAGGTCACTTTCGGTTCTGGTTCTTAAATTTAGGAGTCTTAAATGGCTTATCCCACCGTTGACAAGCCGTATGGCTTGAAGCCGATCAATTTGATCGGTGGTCAGGTGTTCGCCGGACAAACTCGCCAGTATCAGATCGACCCCGCTGGGTTCGCTGGTAACATCTTTTATGGAGATGTGGTGAAGATTGTTTCGACGGGCTACATCGAGAAAGACCTTGGCGAAGCAACCGCTACGCCTGTTGGTATCTTTCAGGGCTGCTCTTACGTTAACGCGCAAGGGCAGACCATCTTTGCTCAGTACTACCCCACCGGGTACGCTGCGCCCACCGGCACCTACATCACTGCATACGTGCAGGATGACCCGGATGTCCTGTTCAAGGCCGTTTTGGTTGCTGGTCAAACCGAAGGTGGCAACGGCTTGACGCCGACCTACCTGAGCCGTAGTGTGATTGGCACGAACGCTGAACTGGTGCAAAACGCTGGCTTGACCTCTACCGGCGACAGCCGTATTGGTCTGTATGCCACGACCAGCGCCACGACCGCATCGTTGCCCATTCGCATCATCGACGTTGTGCCCGACACCGCAAACTCGTCTGGCAACTTCGTCGAGGTGATTTGCAAGTTCAATGCACCGTATGTTGTGTCTACCTCCACCTCCAGTGGCGGCATCACCACGACTACGACCAGCGTTGTGACCGGCGGTCATCAGTACCTCAACCCCGTTGGCGTCTAATCGAAGGAGTAATTAATCATGGCTATTTCACGCGCACAACTGCTGAAAGAGCTGCTCCCCGGTCTGAACGCCCTGTTCGGTATGGAGTACGCTCGCTACGGCGAAGAGCACAAGGAAATCTACGAAACCGAGACTTCTGAGCGTTCGTTTGAAGAGGAAACCAAGCTGTCTGGCTTCTCCGCCGCCCCGGTGAAGAACGAGGGCAGCGCGATTGCCTATGACAACGCGCAAGAGGCTTGGACCACTCGTTACACCCACGAAACCATTGCCCTGGGTTTCTCGATCACCGAAGAGGCGATTGAAGACAACCTGTATGACAGCCTGTCGGCTCGTTATACCAAGGCTCTGGCTCGTGCCATGGCTTACACCAAGCAGGTGAAAGCCGCCGCTGTGCTGAACAACGGTTTCTCCAACACCTACCCCGGTGGTGATGGCGTTTCCCTGTTCAACGCAAACCATCCGCTGGTGTCGGGTGGCGTCAACAGCAACACTCCCGGTACTCAGGTTGACCTGAACGAGACTTCCCTGGAAGCCGCCGT